ATTCGTTTTTTAATGAGAGGTTGATTTATAATGCTACCTACGGTCGATGTACCTACCTATGAGTTGAGAATACCATCTAGCGGAAAAGAGATCAAGATCAGACCTTTTCTGGTTAAAGAAGAAAAACTGCTGTTGATGGCAGCCGAATCTAATGATGTTAACGAGATCATCAGAACAACCAAGCAGATTATCAATAACTGCGTGATTGAAGGTGATGTAGATGTAGATAAACTACCATTCTTTGATATTGATTACTTGTTCATCGCATTGAGAGCCAAGTCTATATCTGAATCGGTTGAGATTGGTTTCACCTGTAATCATGTGGTGCCTGAGACTGGCATTAAATGTGGTCACAACTTCGATGCAGAGATTGATATCTCCAATGCAGAGATCATTAAGCCAGATACACCAATGGTGTTTGAATTAGGTGGTAAGGTCTCTGTCAAGATGAAATACCCTAGTTACTCTATCATGAAAGTGATTGATGAGAAGGGTAATCCGCTTGAGCGCAAGATCAATATCATTGTCAACTGTATTGATCAGATTGTCAAGGGCGAGAAGGTCTACTCAACCAAAGACTATACTAAAGAAGATTTGAGAGAGTTCGTCGAGAATCTAACTGAAGAGAACTATAAGAAGCTAGAAAGTTTTACTTCAAACTTCCCATCATTCGCCGTCAAGCTAGACAAGACATGTGGTAAGTGTGGTCATAATCACTCTATCGAATACTCGGATTTCGAAAGTTTTTTTTACTAATGCTTGGTTACGAGAATTTGGAATCTTATTATAAGACCAACTTCGCATTGATGCACCACCACAAATATAGTCTTTCAGATTTGGAAAACATGATACCATGGGAAAGATATATCTATATAAGCCTTCTGAAGGCACATATAGCTCAGGTAGAACAACAAATGCGTGATCAAGCCTCAATCAGACAGAATAAGAGAAACTAATGGCTATTAAAAGACTGGCAACATCATCTGTAGATTATAAGACTATGCTCGGTAAAATGTCTGTTACCGAGAGGTTGAGACTAATCCAAACGCAAGATGGTCTAAACATCTTAGCAAATGTAGATCCTTCTCAGTTGCCTGGTCTATTTCCAAAATACTATCAAGAGAGATTACCTGACGTTGGTAAGGCTCTGAAGAGTGTTATGTCCGATGAGTTTAAACCTTCAGGCGCTCCTGTTGGTGGTACAGCCGATACAAGAACAGGTGGTTTTAAGTTTGATCCAAGCACCGGTAGAAAAACTTCTGCGATACAATCAAGTGCATTGGCTGCTAGACTTAGTAACGATCAAAAAGCTATCTTAGAACAATTAAGATCAGGTAGTATTGCATCTGACGATCCTCGTGTAGGCTTCATTAATAATCTATCAGATGATGAACGTAAAAAAGTTGGCATCGAAAAGGTTCAAGGAGATGGTGGTAAAGAAAGTTATAAGATGACGGCTATTGAACCATCACAAGAAGAAGTTGAGGTTGCCAGAAAAAACCCACAGATGACTGGTAAGACCAATAAAGAAGTCATTCAGAGAGCGTTTGCTGATGAACTACGCAAGAAAGGTGTAGAAGAGGCTAATATCCCATATGCGGTCGCCGCCTTATCTGGTCAGGTTCAAGTCGAAAGCGGTTTCAATCCAGATGCTAAACATGATAAAGATCCGAGAACTGGTGAATATACTGGCTATGGTATCTATGGTGCTAGAGATCCTAAACCTGGAATCGGTAGAAAAACCGATATGATTAAATGGCTCGAAGAAAATGGCTATGATAAGAATAGTGCGGAAGGTCAAGGCCGCTACATGGTTCATGAGGCCTTCTCAGGTAAATATGCAGGAAGTGCCAATGCATTGAGAAATGCAAACAAAGATAATATTAGAGATGTGACCTCGGTACTCACAACAGAATTTGAAAATCCGGCCGAGAAAACACAAAACATCATTAATAGAACCAGTATAGCCAACCAAGAGGTTAATAATGGTATCAGTGCGGCTCGTAGTTATGGTCTAAGCCCAGAAGCTTCAGATGATCAGATTAAGGCTGAGATCATTAAACGAAAGCAAGGTCAACAAGAGCAACAGCTTGCAGGTATTATTGAGAGTAAGAAGTCGTCTGAACCTACAGCTACGCCAAATCAAAATAGACCAACAGGAGTTTATACAGCCGGTGATAGTATTGGTCAAGGTGTGGGTCAATCGACCAAGATACCTACAGTGGCTCAGCAAGGTATGTCTTTTACTGACCCTAGAATGGTTCAGCAGTTGAAGAATGTTCCACAAGGTTCTACAGTTCAACTATATGCTGGTACCAATGATGCGGCTGGTGGTCGTCTTGATCCTAAAGAATATGAAGCGAGAATGGCAGAACTCAAGCAGATTGCGGCTGAAAGAGGCCTGAATGTGAGCGTTCATGGACCACATCAATCACCTAACAAACAGTGGTCAGGCAATGTTGGCACCGTCAATCAACTATTAGGTGATTCGGCTAGAAACAATGGTTTCAGATACGTTGACAATTCATCAGTGACAGCCGATGCTAATGACAATATTCATATGTCTAGTAAGGCTTATCAGCAATTATATAATCGTGGTCTGCCCGCCGCACCTGCCGAACCTGAAGCCATTCCAGCTATGGCTGAAGGTGGTGACCTGAATGTAAATGAGGGTGAGATTAAAGCACTACCAATCGGTGCTATGAAGAACGACAACTCGGTCGTTGTAGATAAAGATAGTAAGCCACTCTTTACTATGAATACCAAAGAAGAGTCTGCTAACTATAATCCAGATACAGGCAAGGTCTCGGTTGACCCTAATGCCAAGAAAGAGAATGATGGTGGTCAAGAACTATCATTAGAACAGCAAGCCACATTTAAACAATCTCAGGTGCCAATCGCAGAGAGTAGCGATAAAAGTTCTTTCGATACGACCTTGGGTCTAACTGATAACATGTTCAAAGACCCTAGCTTCCATCGTGCTATGTCAAGGGCTAGATTTGATATCTCTGGTGATTCTGCAACAGGCAATCACTTCTCATCATCAGCAACAGTATCATAAAAAAAGAGGAGGACCGAAATCCTCCTCTTTCATATCAGTCTTAGACCGCCAGCTTGCGGAAGGCTTCAAGGTCATCATCATCTTCAACAGATGATTTATCCCATGAAGGTTCACTCACAGCCGTCTTAGCAACTGGAGCCGCAACCGCAACAGGTGCGACAGGGCGAGCATTACCACAGAAGTCTTGATAGCCACGATCTTCAGCCAAGATTTCATCAAGGCGGGCCTTGAGTTGAGAATATGACTTGTAACCGCTAGTATCAGTAAACTCACGCAGAGAATACTCTTTATTCCAAATACGCTCAAGTTCATCATCATTATCATTCAATGCACTAACAGCATCAAACAATGACTGATCATAGTTTGGGTAACCATCAACAGTGCGAATGCGAAGCTTGAAGTTTGCGCCCTTCCACAAATCAAATGGATTGACTGGCTTATCACCTTCAAACTCGGGGTTCATAGCAAGAGTGATCTTATCAAAGATTTTCTTACCGAACTTGTAGAGGAAGATTTTGCCTTCGTTTTCGGGGTGCTTAGGATCAGAGATGACCATAATATTTGAAACATAGTGCAAGCGGCGCTTTTGGGCACGAGCCTGCTTACGAGACCACGAGTTGTCATCATCTGAAAGATTCCAGAGATATGAATTGAACTCACCGAGTGGATCTTTCGTCTTATCACCAAGAGAGGTGAGAGAGTTTTCGATATACCACTTACCGGTTGGACCTTTGAATCCATGGTCGAAGTAACGAACCCAAGGCAGACCATCATCACCATCTACCGCAGGAGTAGGCAGGAAGCGGATGACCGCTGAACCATTGCCTGACTTATCACGTTCCAATTTCCAAAAGCGGTCATCACCTTTATTGCTCTCGTTAGACGAGGCAGGTGTGTTCAACTTTTCGATTTCTTTGGTGAGACGGTCGAGGGAGTTTGAGGACTTCTTGAGTGTTGCAAAGTTTGACATTGTATGTTCTCCGTATGTTACAGTGTATATGTAGTATAATAACAGAACTATCTCGTTCTGTCAAGTTATTTAGCCTCATTCGGCTTCGCATTTAAGGCTTTCCTTAAATTTCTTTTCTTGAACGGTGATCTCACCATTGGCTCTACGACCACAGCACATCCAGCATGAGCAGGCTTTCAAGTTGTTCATATGCCTACGAACCCATGCCAGTTTCCATTCTTGGTCATCGGTGTATTGGAATATATCATCGGCGACCTTCATGGCCTTCTTGAACTTCTTGGCTTCCGCAATACGCCGTTCGGCTCGGCTCTTGTTCTTTTCTGGAAATGTTTTCATTGATCTTATCCTTCAAAATGGATTTCATCTTCTTATCATCACACACTAAGAACGATGTGAATTTTCTGATAAGCATACTCATCCTACCCCAAACAATATCATCTTTTCCATACTTAGCATCATAGGATTCTGCAAGCCCTAGATACTTACTTAGTAGCGCAAAGGTTTCAAGTGACATATCACCCTGCATATACATTCGAATAGGCAGAGCATAGTTGCCTGTCGGCTTGAAAGCCAGTTCAGGTGCTTGTAAGAGGAACAACTTATCGAGTTCATTACCAAACATATATCCTAGTGATTGCTTACGCTTGCGATACTCGGTAAAGCGGTCTTTAGCCTCTTCATCTAGAAAGTCACGCACCCATTTCCTATCGGCAATGAAGGTGGCGACCATGTAGTCAAGCATATCGTTTTCATCACAAACCCTAGAGAGTTTCTGATATAGTAACTTATCTCTGTTAGACAGGAAGGTTTCTTGTGTAAACCTCACCTTACCTTTATATTTCACAAAGTCATAACTCTCGGTTGTAAAGTGGTTCTTGAGAGCCATGAACATGCAGAAAGTATCAAAGGCTGAAAGTCTCATCGGTAATCCAACCTTTCTTTAAGAATTTGTCGAAACGCCATGTATTAGGATAAGGTGCTGTTGGATTAGGTACCAGCTTCTTACTCATGATCGAGTCGTATGTGGATCTAGTGATATAAAGTTTATCGTCATGTGGAACATATGAAACACATGCATGTAAGAAGTCGAAGTGAGCAATCAACTCCTGACGAGTTCTATACTTGGTGAAGATGAATTGGTAATCTATATCACCAATACTATGATCGACGATTGCTGTGATGTTCTTGTTCTTGAGATAGTCTAGTTGTTCTTTGGTTCTTATTACACTAAATTTAATTTCATTTGTGTTGAGTTTTTCCGCCACAGTCATATTTTCATCACAGTCTAGAAAAAAGATATCATAGTCTTTAGGCCGTTCTTCATTGAACATTGAAGCGAAACAACCACCAGCTAACGTATACCTTGGTTGCATACCTCTGAACATCTGTCTAGTGAAGTCGAGATCAGCACAAAGTTCTTTGGCTCGACTTTTGACCAGCTTAATGTTAAATTCTTCCAGCGAGTTAAACGGTGATGCAGGTTTCATAGGGTCATCATAGGGATTAATAGGAATCTGATAAGGATAAGGAGCCCCCTGTGCGCCGACACCAGTGTTCGGAGGTGTACCACCTGTACCTGTGGAGGTCCATATGACGGGACTTGCAGTCTTAGTTCGAATCAAGTTGTCAATATCCATAGCCATGTTTTAACCCCAGATAGGAAGTTTCGCAGTATTGGATTTAGGTAGGAAGTTCAGTTCTTCAGCCTCTAGCTTGATCTTGGACTTGAGCGCACCAGAGATTAGTTTAGCCGCCAGTTCAATTTCGAAGCCTGTCTGTTCACAATGCAAGATGATAGCATCCATGTATGAGATATCTTTTTCCCATACAAGTTCTTCGATCTCTAATGAAAAGTTGGTGATTTCTTCTTTATTTGCCATGATGTAAAGGTAGCCTCTTATCCGTTGGATACAAAGTCGTTCAGCTTCTTAGCAAGTTGTGCAATTTCATCCTCATCAATAGTAGGCGTCTTTGGAAAAGCAGGCACAGAATCTTGGTTCGATGTGCAAATTTCACGCTTCACAAACCAATCTTGTTCTAGACGGTTGCGTTCATTAAATGCTTTTTCTGTGAGGATATCTTTAGCGAGGGTCAAGAGTTCTAGACGAATCTCGAATGGTGTTTTTGACATGATAGTCTCCTGTGTTATGTGTGTTTAGTGGGCCCGTTCTGTTTCGAGGTGGAACCCATACCCAATGAGATTAAGCCGCTAGGCGTGTCTCAAATGGAGCGTTATCATTCGCAACATTTATCATAATGCTTCAGTCTCATTACAGCTTTTACCACACCTGTCGATCCTATTTCGCCCCCAACAAAAGCACACTACTTGCAACTATCCAATCCACTAGTAGGACTTGTAGGACCAGCGTCAAGGGCTGGTGAGTGTGCTTATGGTGGAGGCGGCGGGTACCGCCCCCGCGTCCAGTGAGTTTATTCCGCTATACGTCAACGACCTTAGCATCTATATTTATAGCACAAGTGGCCTGAATTGGCAACCTCAAAGTTTACTCATCTTTTCAATAAGCCAGACACAGGTTGCTACGCTGATTCCCATACCAACCATAACAATAGCGATGGATCCTGCTCCAGGTCCCACATATTTGTCGAGCATCACAATCAGTGGAAGAAACAAGAAACCGATTACGAAACCACTGAACAATTTCCATGACATATTCATAGTTCACCTACTTCTTAAAAACGAAATTCAATGTGATACGATGTTCACTGACCCTAGGTGGTGAACTGGCATGAACATTCGAGTTATCAAATAGAACACCCATACCTTTTATAGGATAGAAAGCATTAGCTACCGTGTATTCTTTAGCGCCGAATGGTTCTTTGAAGAAGTATGTATGCCCATCAGAGTCATTCGGATAATACAAGAAGATTTCACCTTCATCGGCACATTTGTTCTCTTCATCCCACATATCTACATGTGGTTCATGATAGAAACCTTCTGGATAATCCATTCGCCTAGAATAGAAGTTAGCCTTGATCCTCTGAATCCTTGGTAAGAAGGAACGACCTGACTTCTCTTCCAGTTTACGAATGATAGGCACAAAAAGTCTAACATCATCAGCACTTGTGCCATGATCATGACAACCTAAGAGATTGACAAAGTATGGCGTATCTAGTGTGTTTGGAGTTTTATGATAGTCTGACAAACCATCAAGTTCACTCGTATGTTTAGAAAAGTACCAAGGAAGATTGAAGGCACTTTGCTCTATGCTATCTTCCAATTCTCTAGATAAAAAGTTTGTAAATACTTCCATACCGAAAATCCTTCTTAATCTTTAATTTTAACCTGAAAGCCCATTCTCTCTAAGACTTGATCACCTGGAAGTTTAATGATACCCTTATCACATAGATAGTTTACTGTAAACTCAATGCCATCAATCGTACCATGCTTTCTATTCCACCAAGCGCAATAGCCGAATAGACATGCGAAGATGGGGATGGTCCAAATTTCAATATACATTAGAATATTCCTTTTTATAGGCTTCGATTTTATTCTTCAATGAGTCTACATAGTCATTTCGGTTCTTGATAAACTCTTGTGGTTTATCTTCATGATCAACAGAGATTATGATAACAATCTGTTCGATCTTAATACCCGTAAGTTCTTCATACATCAATGAATAGGCTGTTCCCTGTTCGAAGTAGTTATCGATCCATGCTTCTTTCTTCAGGTTCAGAGAGGTCTTGAAGTCAATGATAGATGGTACACCATCATACTCACCGATCACATCGGTTCGACCTGCTAATCCGAGAGTCTCAGAATACAATGGAGATTCAATATAATGGATTTCATCGATCTTGTCAATATACGGTTTAGCATCATTAAAAGCCTGTTTCATATCAGGCATAACATCCTCAAAGATATTTTGCTTAGTATCATTCAACAGATACTTTTCCATCATGTTATGGAATTTGGTGCCACGCACACTGGCTCGATGACGAACACGCTCAGCCTTCTCAGCACCGACCTTGTTCTGCCATTCAATTAGCTTTTCTTTTTTGAAGTGACCTAACACGGTAGTGACGGAGGGTAGCTTGTTACCGCTTGGTGCGGTGTAGAACCGCTTACCGTCGATAATCTCGTCCGGTAGCGGTTCTAGTTTAA